ATGCTCATATTTTTAGCAACATCCTTGCCTATATGCTTAGACATACGAACCAAACTCTTAATCTTAATCAATGGATCGTTCATCATGTTATTATTTCCTTATTAAATAGCTATACTGTTAATGTAATGACTAATGGCTAAATCTTTCATCTTTAACTCCATATCAACATCAAAGTCTAGTCCATAGGTATTAAAATGTGTATTAGCATAATCAGAATGCGCTCTGGGGTTATTACCGGGCCTGCTCTCACTGTAGTGGAACAATGGTTTATACCCTCCCCAAGTCGAATAGCAAGCCCGTATAGCCTCTTCTTCGTTCATAGCATTGGGATGGCACTGGTGATGGAGATAATCAAAGGTTATCGGTATGTTGGTTTGACTGTGGAATATGTCTACTAATTCCTTAACGCTCCAACAGTTGAGTTTATCGTCATTCTCTATAACAAGTCTAGACTTGCAATTGTCATCTAGTTTATTAAAATTGGACATAAATCTGTCAATTATCTCACTATGAGTCCCGCTCTTATTATGTATGTGAAGATTCATTGGAGAATTGTAGTCGGGCTTGCATCTGATTCTGTCCATGAATGAAGAATAGAAATTAAGCTCCGTGATTGTTTTTTCAACTGCTTTTTGGTTTGTTGATGCCAACACGTTAAACTCACTAGGGTGACAAGAAATGCGAACCCCAGTACTGGAAATAGTTTGTGAAATAAGATCAAAGCTTTCTTGGATGTCATCATAGTTTGGCAAATCTTCTAGTTCAATGTTGGCCTCGTCATATGTAATGAGAGGAAATAGGTCGCTGCTAATCCTATAGCAATAGTTATTACTAGCACAATGCTGTATGATAGCATTAGTCGTGTGCATATTATTGAGAATTCTATCGCCCAATATTGATAGGGCTTCTTCTCTATATAGACTAGAGAATCTCTTATAAGTCATGGTTTGGAACTTATGAGACTCTAATTGCAAACTAATACAACACAGACCATATTTCATATACTGTACCTATAGAGAGTGCTTACCACTACTCTATTATACATCGTCCAGATGGTCTGTCAACCTTGATTTTTCTTCCACGAAAAAAGACTGTTAAGCCAAGCTTTTCTTCTACTACAATTACATTCTTGTAGATTAAACCACTGCTTAAATTTGTCTTCTGTTATGCCTACAGATTTCAATACATTTTCAACTACATCGCCCAAGCCCGTCATATTTGGATCTAAATGGCTATTATGTTTAACCCCAAGCTTCTCTAATTCACCTATTACTGTGTCCATTTCTTGTTTTATTTCTGACATTTTTTTCTCCTTTTTGTGGATTTTATTCCCTTTTAGTATTCAATAATATGTTTTTCTGTGGGTTGAATTCCACTATTGGACATAGTATTATACACTCAAAACGGTCAGAAATTGTATAGTTACAGTATAACCCTCAATAACCATTTAACACTATAAAATACCATATAGGATAGTATACATAACCATAATAGACATACATACAAGAATAGGAATAGTGGGATGGTGATATATGGGGATTTGAATGTGGCTATTCTATATAATATATAATTATTCACTATGTCTTTTGCTATCTATCAGTATAGGGACTCTATGTGTTCATGTTAGATAGAGCATAGTGGATAGTAGAGAGGTATTGGTCTAACTGTGTGGGTGTTAGCTCCTTACCATTAGCAGCCAGAGCGTGACGGTATGCCATCTTCTGGGGCTTAGTCATATTAACAAGACTCTTTAATGCTTGTATCTTCTTCTCGTCCTTAAGTTTCATGATAGACTTAAAGGTCTTATAGGCGTCAGAGTCTTTATAGTCTTCATCATATAGATTACTCATATAGGTAAAGAAATCTTGCTTAGTAATCATGGTATACTCTCTCCTATATTTTGGGCCGTTTTGGGCCTTGTTTTTAATAATATGAACGCATAAACCTATTATTTAGTAGAATAAGGGCCATTTAGAGTTATATGGCACGAATGGGAATATTGACCTTTACTATCTTATGGGGGCTACGATACATGTTTGGAATAGTGTCGGACTTAATTTCTGGTCCCATATATATATACCCAAATCCGCCATCTTGGCTATAGACAGTCAGCCCCTTATCATCTTTATCTTTAACAGTATATACTCCAGCATCGGTCATGTATTGACGATCACCATTACTACCAACATAATAGTTACCAGATCGCCCAATAACTTTAATCTTATCCCCATTAGACAATTCCTTCCAATCAGAGATATCTTCAAACTTCTTTGGTTGCCGCTTCTTCTTGAACTTCTTAGTTTTAGAAGTAGCACTGGGAACGAACTCTACATTACAATGCTTACAAACGTGAGATCTAGCTCCATTAATACCATTACAATTCTTACAAAGTTTTTGACCACGTTTAACTTTCATATAATCTCCTTAAGGCTAATCTCGCTGACTACCAGTACAGGCCAGATGTTAATGATTTGGGTAAGACAATACCCTACAGTATACAAAAATTATCGGCGTTGTCAAGTTAAAAATTTAGCCAACCTCGCTGACTATCAGCATTGTGGCGATCTTAGATAATAAGCTAAGACAATATGGTCAATGAATTATTCTCATCATTGAACCTAACGAAATAACTCTGGCTAATATACCTACCTTCAATACCATCAACAAGCCGCTTACTATATATATTAACGCGCCACTTATCATCATATACGTTCATACTCTTACAGAACATATAATCCTGTGGCTTCTGAGTATGATTGAAAATAATATCACAGGGCGTAATGCCATAATCAACAATCTTATCTTCAGAAATTGTGTCCATATTTTTTTTCATAAAAATCTCCATTCTCGCTGACTGTATTGCAATAACTTGATCTCAATGCTTCGCGTGAGACAACCCGCAGCTTGCCCAGATTACCCAAATATCCCATCTTAACATATGAGATAAATAAATGATCTACTCTACCCATTATACCATATCGACATACTAGACGCAAGTACTTGAGAAATAAGGACTTACGTTCAGTAGTTTATAGACTTGACGTAACCCCTTGAAAATAAAAGACTTATAGATTGCGGGGCGGGCCGCGACCGCCCTAAACCCTTGTCGGGCAAGGACTTAGAACGAATCGCGGTTTCCCCGAACGCTACAACGCTTCCCAAGCCTTTTTCACATCCTGCATAGCCTTCTGCATTTTCTGGTGAACGGGCGTATTTTTATTCACCTTTTCATACTCTTCAATAATGGGGGATTCATAGGATACCGTTGTAAATCCAGCGTTCTCCTCCACAAAGTCTAGGTCGAGTTCACCTATAAGATCGTGAAGTTCGTCAGGATCAGCAGCCTCTACAACAAATTCCGCCTCTTTGGCTTCCACATAATTCATCTTAATTTTATACTTTGGCATTTTATTTCTCCTATATGAGTGAGAGAGGACCGGCGGGATAACTTATATATCATGCCCGCCGATCCGCCCCTCCCACTAACTAAGCGGTCAGACTAAAGACCTTTTCGTAATCCTTATCTGTGAACGTATCAGCACGGCGAAGGATGGTAGACCAGCGGTCAGCGGATGTATCCATTAGACTGCCAGCGATCTCATCGAACTTAACCCAAGTCTTATTATCGAACACCTGTCCCGCACGGGTCAGACCGTTGATAATACCGAACAGGTTCCTATTCCCAGCCTCCAGCGTAACATACTGGTCGAGAAATTCGGAAGCCTCTTTCTTAGACAGCCGATGATCCGACGAGATGGCAGCGATAACACCCTTAACACTAGCCTTACCAGTTTCCATCGAACGAGTAGCGAGGAACTGTTGAATACCCGGAGCCAGCAACGGAATCTGGTGCTGAATATTCTGAGCAATTTCCAACTTCAAAGCATTAAGGTCGATATTGCCACGGTGAACACGGCGAATCTTCTCACCGGCAGTCTGACCCCAGATGCAACCGTTCATGCAAATGGCACGAAACAGGCTAGGGGTTTGACTAATACGGCGAGTTCCGATCTCGCAATTGCCCACGCTAATCATGCCACCATAATCACTATCGTCAGAACCATAGTCCATGATGGTGTCGGGGATAAGAACATTACCATAGATGGTATCCTCATCGCCACGCCAGTGACTAAAACGACCGCCGGGAATAAACTCGGCAAGGGTTTCAAGATACCAGCGATTATCAACCGGAGCATACTGCTCGGTCACAAAAGCACGACAGGTTCCATCCGTATAGGTACGGAGGCGAAACTTCTTGTCGGGTTCAATACGCCGCAACGCATTGTTACCAACGATAGACATAGTATTAGCATCGTGAGAATCGAAATTCTCGATATTTCGCATCTCACGCAGGAACGACGAGGAAGTCACGCCAGATCGGACGCTGAACTGCTCCAGAGCATGATCGGTCGGGCGAAACTTGCGACCATCAACCAACTGGAAATAGAAATCATTGTCGCTACCAACGCAAGAAATATACTTGCTTTCGATCAGAATATCCTCACGATTCTTCACCGCGACCTGAGCATCTTCCATCACCTGCTCGTAGGTTTTAGTCTTAGCCCACCAGTCCTTATGAACATGGGAACCCTTTTGAAAACCCGTGCCGGTCTGGCCTTGCAGGGTGCGAACAAAATCACCCTCGCTCACATCACTCTTAATCGTCAACTTGTTATAGTCAGTCATCTTCAATCTCCTAGTAGTGGGAATCAACTCTCGTAGTATACAGGATCATTCATCATTGTCAAGGGGAGGAAACATTTCGTTAAAACACTTTCCACAAATACTGCTCAAAAGCAATTCACGCTCGTCAGCCGACAAATACCATAGAGCATCTTGAATGGATTTTGAGCCACTCAGCCAATCCACCATATCATCGCGGTTATACATGATGGCATAATTAGCCAAGCAATGCTTGCATCTAATCTCAATAACTGAACATCGATCACCACAAGCAATCATGACTGTCTCCTTTTCAATCATCATACCATAGGTATCGGCATGGTCAAGGGGTCAGCATTAGAAATTTCTTTTGAACGTAAGTGGTTGGTAGGTAAGGACTTACGATTCGCGGGGCGGGCCGCGTCGGCCCTAAACCCTTATGGGGCAAGGACTTGCGGTTTGGCTTCCCTTACTTCCGCAATCTCCCACGATTCCATATATGTACTATTTTCATCGGGCTTATATGGCATGAGCCTAGAGCATTTTGCTTCAGCGTCTGCTTCATTTTTACAATCACGCATAATGACACAAATGGTAACGTAGTAGTACATATTTAGACCTTGGCGTAGTACATATCGAACACCTGTTGCCACGTTGGAAAAACATAAAAAGGATCGAACTCGTTCACACACTCACCCGTGCGGCTATTGTAAACATCGTAATAATCAACATTACGATCATCCATATCACGCACAGTCTCATAATTAGCATAGACTTCATAAGATACGTCATCCATAATGTAAATTGCAACTCGTTCGTTCATTAGTCAGTCTCCCTATCTTCTGGCGGCATTGTGCTACGAATATTATACTCTCTTACATCTACAATGTTTTCTTCTGTCAACTCACCAAATAACTTGGGATTCTCATATATCAGATTATTAATAGTCTCTGCTATCTCTGCTTTGGTCTTTACCTCTGGCAGATTTTCCAGACAAAAGTACATCATGATTTTGACTTCTTTGATATTAGTATTCATACCTAACCTATAGTGTGAGAGGATATTGGTTTATTGTATAACACAAACTATCCCGATTTATTTATCTTGGTACAGCATACTCCAAATGAAAATCATAATCATAAGTTCTATCAAGAAGTCTCCACATCTGAGTTGCGTTCTCTCCAGTGAAGGATGCGATGACAGTTAGAACACAAGACGATGCACTTGTCAAGTTCCCGTAGAAACTTTTCTTTGCTTTTAGTTCTAGACTTAGCAATAGTGAAATCTTTCTTAGAAGGATCTACATGGTGAAAGTCTAATACGCCGGGATGATACATGCCGCATATAGAACACCCTTTTCTAAGTTTATCCTGCTTTGCTTCTTCTATTATTGCTAAAAACTTTTGAGTTTGTTCAGCGGCTTTATCTACATAATATTGTTTATTATTTTGATAATGCTGCTTGAAATAAATCTTTTGACATGCCTTACATCTATAGTTTAGTCCATCCTTTTTCTGGTTATTTTTTGAGAACTGGTCTAATGGTAATATCTCCCTACAATCCGTACATAATTTAGTATTCATACAATCTCCAGTGTAGTAGTTGACATAATACTATACACAAAAAGATTATAAGACTACTAAAATAGGGGATCAAGGAGTCGAACCTTGCTCTTAAACTGCTTATAAGACAGTTGACTACTACCGGCAGTCGCATCCCCCATGATGCGGGTGACGCATAGCATTGTACCATACGCCACCCGCACACTCAAGGGAGATCAACGATAGCAGGACGTTTCGACCATCTTAGCGAACAGCAGGGTACGCACGGTATTATCCATAGCACGAACCACAGCATACTTACCATTCGGGCCAGTACCAACACGCTCAACGCGGCCAACATGGAACTTCAGAATGTTCCTATTGCCATGCAGCGGATACTTGCAACGAATATGGCGATCCTTCTTCAGACTAGAAAAGTTATTCATAATCATCTCCCTTAGTTACAAAACATCTTCTCAACTTCAGCAAGGGTATACACAACCTTCTTGCTATTAGAAACAAACACCACACCGTCAAGCGAAATCACAATCACCTTACCATACTTAGTATCGTCATTCAAACCGAGAATCTTCATTTTTTTCTCCCTGTTACTACTACCACCAACTATCATACGTTACAGTGAGTCCGCTGTCAAGAGCCTCTCTTGCTTTACGAACAAACTCCAAATCCTGTTCCTTATAATCATTGTCGCTATCACTACCAAAGAAAAACCCACAAGTAGAGGGAAGTTCGTTATTAGTAATAGCCTGCTCAAGATTATCCAAATCTTCCTTAGTAAGTTCTACGGGAATACAGTTGAAATCGCCCATCATGTCGTTTGTGTGATCCTCTGGCAATCCCGGCTTACCCTTGGATTCCCAAAGATTCTCCATCCAACCTTGAAGATTAGGATGCTTACGCCAGTAAGCAAGTTCTTCCTTCTCTCCATTGTTGTCGATAGCAAATGCAAACTGATCCAAACCCATTGTAATCTCCTAGTTAGTGGTTGCCAGAATGGATACTAGGTTACTACTACTTCACCTAGTATCGACATTCTAGCGTAACGTCTTTAGAAAATCAAGCCGTCGCCGTTGCGACTTCGGCCTCAACCTTCTTGGCCTTGGGAGCCTTGGGAGCCTTGACCTTAACCGGTTCCTTCACGCCAGCAACCCTAGCCCGCCAAACCTTGAAACCCTGCTCCTTAAGAGCCTCGCTCTTGACCTGACGATGCACCGCGTGAATGGTGCCAATACCATCAACAGCAGTATTCAGCGAACCACGAACAGCATCAACGTCAATACCAACCGGCGAATCAGTCACCACATCAACCGTAAAAGTAAACTTCTGCATAATAATCTCCAATTTCAAGTTAGTGTTATCAACCCGTTACTTCAACCATTCTACAATACTATATCGACCTGTCAAGCACCATTCTTGAAAAAAATAATTTTGTTCATAAGTTGTTGTGGGATAAGGACTTACGGCGAACGCGGCCCGCCCCGCTCGTCCTAAATCCTTGACGGATAAGGACTTAGGTTTAGCTCAAAAACCCCTCGCAACCCAAACTGGTCAGATCACGAAGCAGATTTTCAGCCGCTTCGGGAGTCTTAAGGGTAACAGAAATCCTATTACCACCACCACGCCAGAATCCGCTCTCGTCGTATCGTCCCACCATACCATCCGTCCAATCCTTCGATTCCTTCAAGCCCCAACCCGTCCAAAGCCTCACAGCCTTGATACAAGAGATACGGTTGTTTGTATCCATACCTCTAGTGATAGTAACCACACGGTTCTGGTTCACACCCAACGCAACCTCAATAGCCTGCACGATCTTCTCATGCAAATCCAACGAGCAATTCGTTGCCAGATTCATAGCCTCACGCACCGTCAGTTCCAACTTAATCATTATTTTTCCTCGTAGTTAGGGTAGTCTGCTGGATAAGGGTTATCTGGTTTAATTGGTCGTGGTTGACCGTCTACTGGCATCCACCAAGGGGCATCCATTCTATCACACCAACCAGCACATTCTGTAGACTCAATGTTGTGGGCAGAGAATGAATCCTCTGGCATATACCTATACTTACCTTTACGAACACCAAAGAATTCACCGTAGTAATATATCTCTTGACCATTGATTGGGCGACGAGGCCCGAAGAAACTAATCCACTCCATCATATCCTCATTGCTATATTCGACCAAGCGTCAATCAAATCTTTAGCAGTTATACCATACTGTTCTGCTAAATTCAAGGCTTGATTTTTTGCTGGACTCATAACCATCATAGGATTTTTCAAGACTTGCAGAATTTTCAAAATGGCTTCTTGTTTGGTCATTATTTATTTCCCCCCTTATAATGTTAAAACCAGCGAATCTTTTACGCCCCGATTCTTGCTCACCATGCTACCCTGTTACGGACATGGTGTAAACCGTCCACGGAAATCCTCCCTGCAAAGCGGGCATCGCTAGCACATAAGACCCGCTCTGGTCTGGCTCTTGGAAACGGTTACTGGTTGTATTGTAGCGTATGTCGGGAATCCAACCCGATAGAGAGCAGCATAAGCCTTCCCATAGTCTAGGTCGGCAACCCCGTACACCCATTAGATGCAGACGCTGTTTGCTGGACTATCTCTCTAGTAGATGCAACTACCATACGTAAGTTTGTATTGAGGACCGATTGTAGCAGACGTTTCCTAGGACATCAACTACCGTTTTTACCGGCTGCTCGGCCCGACACAACCAACAAGCGTTTGCTTGTTCTTCAATCATTCTACACTCTATTATCGTCCTGTCAACAGTGATTCCTTAAAAAATATTTTTTGTTCTAAGTGGTTGCTGGATAAGGGTTTAGAGCTAGCGGGGCGGGCCACACCAATCCTAACCCCTTTAATACCAACACTTTAAGATCACACTTTAAGAACGAATACTTGCCTACCCTTAGTAACAAGAGTAGAGTAAGTTAGATTATCGTAAGCATCTGGGTCATTGTGCTTTCTCCAATATGGAGCAATCTTAGGGTCAAACATGAGTTCCGTAAGATTAGAAACATCTCTCCCAATGTTCGTTAGAGTATAACTCTCACACCTAACGAAGCCACAAACATCTCGCCGTTGACTCTCAAATATCTTTTCTGCCTTATTACGATTATTCTTTAATACGCAATTCTTCATAATAATATAATTACCAAAGGGGCTAACATACTTTGGCTCACAGTCATTAGACTTGATTTGCCAAAACTTATAGTGCTGACCAGCCCCAAGATGAAAACGAATATCAAACATCACGCCTCTTCCTCCATCATCTCAAAGAATTCATCCATACCATACTCATTCCAAAGTGCTACAGGAATCATATCACGCTTATCGTCAACACCGCCATATTCAATATAGTTGTCAACACCATTATCCCAAATGCCACAATAAGACATTCCCGGCTCAAAGTATGTGGCACGAAGATTATAATCCAACTCTACCAGTTTTTCATAGAACTGAATCGGGGGCGACCATGCGGTATTGAATGATACCACAACTTTACCATCTTCAATCTTAGCAGGATCGTAGTATTCATCTCTGCCAAAGTCCCACTTGGTTCCCCAGTTGTTACACTGCCACTTATACCAATCTTCACCCTCTGGACAGGGTAGATAGTGGCTACAAGTTTTTCCAGAGTTATAAGCGTCAACAAATTCTTGCAACTTAGAATGATCGCTATGGGAAATATATAGATTATTCATGCACCAGTTTGGCATTTGATATCTCTTTCTTCAATGACGTTAGATGAACCACAATCCATGCACAAGCAATTGTCGTAAGGGCCACCAACCACATTACCATCTTGGTCTACCCAAGCATCCCACCCTATACGATCACTCTCACACATCTCACATATCATGCTCATGAATTATTCTCCAAGACTTTCTCTAATGACTTTATTAACTTTTGAACTTCTTTTACAGTATATTTATACTCATGACCATTGGCACTACCATGCTCAATATCTAATTCATAACTATCTAAAGCATTTAGAATAAGAACTATATCGTGCTTATCAAGATAGCAATTCATACATCATACTCCTTACGCCACTCCCTTTCAATATCTTTGCGGGTACGCTGACGCTTGGGCCGATTGTCCATAATGGTATCCCGGTGTTCCCGGTGTCCCGTAGGGAGTTCCCAAGGCTTTTTGGTTTTGACCTTGACGCTCTGATACTTGCGTCGTGGTCGGATATCGTCGCTGCTCTGGAGGGTAATCATGCCATGTTCCATTTTCGTGAAGGTAAAAAACTTTATCTAAATTAGGGTCGTAAGCCATTACACAGTATTGTATCGGATATTTTACCGGTGTCAAGGGCTTTTGAACTACTGGCAATTGAATTTGCCCCGTCTGATAATCCTTAAAACCAGAATAAATCAACCCGGCCAATGTCACAAACACGCCAATCCACTGAATCATGCTTCCTCCTTTATTCTGTCCCATATACAGATTATCGGCAGGCCGCGATTCTAAACTTTAGGCTAAGACAACATTTTCATTCCAAGGTCGTTCGATATAGAAGTTAGAACCATACTCTTTTGACGCTCTTGCGTAGGCTTCCCATTCGCTATAAGCCACCACATATCCCGCCAACCGATTATTCTTCCAAACCATCCAAGTATAAGGTTTCATACTTTTCTCCTATGTACCCATCATACACTAAGTATCGGCATTGTCAAGAATGTTCTTTAATTTGATCTAAGTCTTTATCTGGTAAGGGTTTACGTCAAATGCTCCCGGCCCCGCCGATCCTAACTCCTTATCCCACAACCACTTATGTCTCCCATCCAGCAGATTTTAGAATTCGATCACTATTAATCACAATGGTATCGGGAAGGGCGGATTTATAATCTTTCATACCACGCTCATCTATGTAGAAATATTCATCTAGAATATCATGCTCATTAGTTTCCCATAGTGCCGCAACGGCAGCATCAAATGGTTCCTTATTTGTGCTATAGATTAATTCAAGGGTGCCGCATTTAATATAATATTTAGACATGACAACTTACTCCTTTAAGACATGAGATACAGTGACATTCATTACTGGTAACGCTTTCATCACCAGTGTCTATACATACTAATATACGTTGACTGTTACGATAAACATGCCCAATATTTCCAATATGACTGTCTGCAAAATAGAAGCCCAGTTCATCCATTTCGTCAACCAAATCATCTATCTGATATCGGTATGTATCTTCCAGTTGGTCAAAATCACACTCATCACATGTACACTCATTACCACCACATCCTATGGTTTCTGCCATCTCTGTGATAAATCCCCACCGGCTGAGTTGCTTACTATTACCAATCCTAACACGCCCAACTTCACTATAAACATATGGGGCCAGATTATGCTCTGATAATACGCTCTGGTTTCTATGAGCAATAGAAGCACCATAGTAGTGATCAAAAGTCTTGAAACCCCTATCCTTATAGCCCTTTAATTTATAGAAATTACTAGCACAACCTTCGCTAATCGACTGTTTTACAATAGCGTACATTTTATATCCTAGTGAGAGGGAAATAATCTTTCTTATACACCAAAATCTCAATGGGAGGGAAATAATACGTTGGCTAATCCCCTTACGCACAAATCACATGATACACTACCCTTAGTAGGAGTGCAAGTGACCACACCACGACCACGACGAATCTCGGGGCAAGTAATATACTTTGTATCGTCAATGATTACCAACTTGGGCAGACTCTTACGCCAAGCATCGGCCTTTGCCTTGTTGCGAGGACGCTTGCTCACAATCTTCTCGTCGCTATCACACCATGCGAACAGTTTGAAACCAGCAGCAATAGCCGCAGTCTTATCGTTAGCGTTATGGATGCTAGCATATACATTCATATACTTTTCCATAGAGACAAGCCGACTATCGTAGATATGAGTATAAAACCACATATCGGGCAGAGGCTTGCCTTCACTCAAGATACTCTCACAAGCCCACACTACATTCTCAACATAGTTCGTGTCGAGTTCGCCATTGAGAAACCAATCGCCCCGCTCATGCCAGCGAATGCTCTTACCTTGACGAACGGCATCCAGAATCATGGAGCGAATGCGACCACGTTCCGTAATAAGATTTTGCATACCAGCAGGACGAACACCGGGATAAATCTTTTCGGTATTCTCAGCATAGCAACCATTGCCCAGAAATGCACAACTATTCGGGCAAGTATCGCCAACGGGACGCGACACCACCAGACAGCCCTTACCCAACTTATCGTTACCGTTTGCAACTTTCATATTTTTCTCCCTTAGTGTACGTTCATTCTACACTATATATCGTCACTGTCAACAGAAATCTTTAGATATGCAAACCGTGTGCCAAACGGATTTTTTCTTAGCTATCTCTAAAGTGTTGGGAGATAAGGACTTACGGAAAACGCGGCCCGCCCCGTTAGTCCTAAATACTTGTCCAGAAAGGACTTAGAGAAAAAAAACGAGAGCGACGGGACTTGAACCCGCAACCTCCAGCGTGACAGGCTGGCGATCTAACCAATTGATCTACGCTCCCTTAGTAGGGTTGAACGTCATTACTTTCATCATGATATAATTCATATCCATCCTTATCATGGATAATTGCCACATCATATGATTTGTTCATTTTCTCTTTAATAGATAACCAAAACCATCTTGCTTGGTCAATGTTGGGGAATGGGCCAAATGGTAAAGTAAACGAATTGCCTTTACCTTTAAAGGTATCGGTGTCTATGACCCACGTTTTAAAAACTATTGTTAGGTATACCATACTTTTTGTGTATACTATATCGGAGGTTCAAATATATGTCAACAGAATTATCTAAAAAAATCATTGAACTAAGAGCTTTGGGGCATTCTTACAATGAAATAGTTTCAATGCTAGGATGTTCTAAAGGAACTGTATCCTATTATATAGGAACAGATCAACAAAACAAAACAAAAATAAGGTGTAGACTTTATAATAAAAATAATGCCTTATTAAAGAAAATTCATAGATTTTGTTCAAATAATAAAAATGGACAAACACAAAATTCAATAGATAGAACAATAAAACAAATTTTATATACTAAAATTAGGAAATTTGGAGATGGAAAGTTTATGTTTACTACGGATGAACTATTAAATAAAATCGGTGATAATCCAAAATGTTATTTAACAGGAAGAGCTATAGACTTATCTGATTCCAAGTCTTATCATCTAGACCATATTATTCCAAAATCTAAGGGAGGACAAAATACTCTTGATAATTGTGGAATAGCCTGTAGAATTGCAAATTTATCAAAATCAGAAATGACCTATGACGAATATATTTCCCTATGTAAAGAAGTTATTACCCAACATGAAATAGCCCATACCGGTAACGCTCCGGTGTCTCGGCTTTGAAAGAGCCGTGTCATAACTTCTAGACTAATGGGCCATACGGAAACTATAGGATTCGAACCTATGGATGGTTTCCCATCGTCGGTTTAGTAAACCGGTGCATTAGACCACTCTGCCAAGTTTCCAACTGCCCCGGTAGGATTCGAACCTACAACCTCAATGTTAACAGCATTTTGCACTACCGTTGTGCTACAGGGCATCATCATTACGGGACTAGGATTCGAACCTAGACAGAAAGGACCAAAATCTTTCGTGCTACCATTACACCATCCCGTATTGCCCACAGAGGGAATCGAACCCCCATTCGATGATTACAAATCAACTGTAATAGCCTTTATACTATGCGGGCAACCATCGCAACTCAAACGTCAGCCTCCGCTTCATAAATATTGTACCACTCGTCGCTATCATCATATACGACAAGATCTTCTTCGTCAATGAACTCATATTCATCGTAGAGTTCTGGAAGATAGCCACCGCACCACTTCAAAACATTCTCATTAATCATGATGAACCCCAAGGTAATAGTAGCACACATACTATTATAGTCTATACACACCAAAAAGTCAAGATGGGAGTTTGATAATATAAAGTAGGCCGGGTGGGACTTGCACCCACGATAGACATATTAAAAGTATGTTGCTTTTGCTACTAAGCTACCAGCCCAAAAATACGGGTTATGCCATACTCGGCCTTACATTTAACCGTGGCTTCTTTGATATCATTCTGCCAGCGGCCCGTATGTTTGTCAACTAAAAAAGTTTCATTTGTCCATCGTTTTCAATATTTTCGTCAAAGTCTAGCATTTCATTACCATCGTCATCCTCATATCCATAAGTGACACTCTCAATAATATCTTTTACCCTAGAACGATAACTCTCATCACTATTATTCTCAAGCCACTGGTCTAACAGATCATCGGACAGTTCATCATTTACAAAGCAGAGGAAATCTTCGGGCCAGGAGTTGGTGGGTTCACGGAAAATCTCACGCATTTGTGCTGGTGTGTAATCGTCAAAAATGCTCATAACGTTCTCCTTACAGTGTTATCGATATTCTACCATTAGTTCTTTAGTTTGTCAACACCATTTGGCTGACTATCCTTGCAAATACGATCCTTTTCCTTTGGGTGAGACTGCCCCACAGCCAGTTGAGAGATTACCCAATCCGCGTATCTTACCCATTCATCCGAGATTAACATTTCTGTTTCTTCTGCCGGTTGTATCCAATCATCACAGTTTACCATATTCATCCCTCCTGTACCCTACCATACCATAGTATCGGCACTTGTCAAGCAAAACTTTAGGCTATAAGTCTATATCAGTAAAGGACTTACGAACAATTTTCCCCGCCCCGCAAGTCCTAAGTCCTTTGGCGGCAACGACTTACAGTTATTTTCGTGTATATACTAGTATCCTCACCTATAACATGGAGATGAATACTATGTCAACTTATGATCCAGAAGAATATCAAAAAAATAAATTAGCATATAAGATACGTCAGCAAAAATATAAATCTAAAAATAAAGAAAAAATAAATAGTAAACAAGCTAAATATAGATCTAGTAATAGACAACGAGAGAATAACTATGCTAATAAAAGAAGAAATAAAATACGTGAACAATATGACAATTATATGAAAGATAAAACTTGTAAACATTGTGGATATAATGATCCTCGTTCACTTGTATGGCATCATTTAGATCCTTCTCAAAAAAAGAATGGCGTTGTTCAATTAGTTGGAAAAAAACATGGATGGGATACTATCTTGACAGAAATAAATAAATGTATATGTTTATGCCATAACTGCCACAACATATTACATAATCACCAATCTCCATAGTCTGAATCATACGATGGATCATACTGTTCATCTAAACCCCAACCCATTGATCCCATAGCAGAATCGTGATCGCCATCCATACTATCATCATACGAATCATCCCAATCGCTCTCCTCGTTTTCCTCATCATAACCTTCATCTTCATTCATTTTATCACGGATTTCATCCAGTTCATTTTCTGGCAAACCCCAGAAATCATTATGGTCATCGTAATTCATATCATCCTCATAAACATCTTCATGACCATCATACAGATACTCGACAAAAAGAATGTCACTAGGACCATGCTCAACAACCATGTCATCATCCTCCAAAGCGTTATCGGGATCGAACAAGGGGTCAGGGTGACTCATCATTTTCTCCTATTCAAGAAACATACCACACTTCGCCGTTCTCGTCAACCATCTCTTGCGGTTCGGGATACATCTCATCCCACAGCCCGGTCACTTCCGCATAGTCGAAAGGGTTACAGTTCGGATCGTCAATCGGCTCGGCCATATTGTTCTCACGCATCTCAGCCAGAATCCGGTTAACTTCTTCGAAATCGTACATGGTTCTTTCTCCCTTGTGATGATTGAATTCTACACCGTGAAACCCGTCGTGTCAATCCTCAATCATTTCCTGATTATAGAAAACGATATCGGAAAGAACGTTGATCTTACGACGAATCAACCTACGCTCAAACTCTGAAACCTGACCCTTGAGCATATCTTGCAGTTCAATAATCTTCCGGTTAGCCTCGACAACTTCTTCCATCATCTTCTGTCGCAGATTCATTTTCGTGTTCCTCATGATTTCATTCTACAATATATATCGGCCAATGCAAGGGAAATCTTTGGAAATCTCAAAAAATATTTTTCTTCACCTAAGTCTATATGCCACAAGCACTTAGGATTCGCGGGGCGGGCCGCCCGCGTCCTAAACCCTTACGCCACAAGGATTTAGGATCACGGGTCAGCTACTGAACATTAGAACAGGTGAGCCACGCCAGCCTTGAACAAAAGTCCAGCAATCATGGGACGCTTACACATGTCAGAACGTTCAGCATAGAACTGTCGATAGTCACCATTGGACATTTCGCAAGTAACAAGCGTAGGAGAACGTTGGAACTCCTTATCATACGCCCGATAGTCACTAGTCCAATTCAGTCGGGAAATTTCTTCCTTCGACATATTCCTAATGCTTACCACCTTCGCAAGATACCGTTGATAGTCACCGGTCAGGGGTTGCTGGTATCTAAAGTTATAAACATCACCAACAACAGCAGAAGCAAGATTATCATTCACACCCCCATAAATATGGAACAGGCAGAACAGGCAGAAAAGACCAACAGAAACCAGAGCCAAACAAGAAACCAGAAAAACGTCGTTCATACTAAAATACCTCTTTTGCTAATGGGAAACGTTCTATGATTCTACAACAGTTATCGGCTTTTGTCAAGCCGCCACTTCAACATTTTCTAAAAGATTTTCTGCGATTTCGTGCCAATTGGTAGCAGACAATGCCGCACCCAAGAGATCGGCCCAAAGGCTACTCTCCAGTTTCATATTGGAAAGGATTTCATCCTTTGCTTCTTCGTGGTCATTCTTCAACTTATCGGCAAGAATACAGGCAGCATCTTCCATCTTTGAAAAATGCTCTTGTTCCTTAGCCTCATGCTTATAGACATAAGAGGCCATTCGAAGCCAGTAATCATGCGTTCCGGCTTCATTGTCAAGCCACAGATTGACCACCCAAGTTTCGTAGTTGGTATAGCCGTTATACTTCTCGCTCATTTTACGATCTCCGATTCGGTAACAAGAATGGTAGAACCCTTTGGATAGGTAAACGTTTTGCTATCCACAAACTCTACAGAATGACTCAGTTTTAGAATGTAAACGTGAGGACTATCGCAACGCTTAACGATGGTTCCGTTAACCCTACGCTTTCCACAGTTACTCTTAACGATGCAATCCACAATCTTGCCAACCATAACTTACCTCTTTCTCTTTCTCTTATATCGACATTCTACACCACGTTCTTTAGCCACGCAAGAGAAATCTATAGATTTTTGTGTCAAGGTTTCTTGACAATACATTGAACGTAAGTCTATGGTAGATAAGGACTTAGAGCAAATCTGGCCCGCCGCCCTCGCCGTAAGTCCTTACCTCACAACGGTTTACGTCACACTAAAAGATATGCCACAACGCAACCCGCAAAGAAAGCCACAGCCAAGAAAACCTTTTCAGATTTCGTCGCGTTCATTTTCAGTCTCCCTACTGAACACAAGATCACTTACAAAATAAACAGCACAAAGAGTAGCAATACAACCAAGGCTAAAACTAAATCCGTCAATTGTTAACATCATCCGTGATGCTCCTTCTTAACAAGAGAAAGGGGAAACTTCCATACCACTCGCTGCAATCGCTGCATACTGCGAGATAAGAGCCTCGACACGCTCACGCGAACCCGGCTTACCAACCTTGACGATCATGGTATCATCACCGCCCAGCATACGCGGATCGGCTTTCTCAACCTTTACCTTATCAAGATTTCGCAGAGCCTTACGATTGAACTTCAAAACTTTCTCAGACCGAATCGGCCCATACATTCCATCGGCAAGGCTAGGCTGGCTAGGAATCGCAATGCCAGAAAAAAGCATACGGGCTTGACGCTTGGCGTTTTCGATGATTTCAAACTTGGTTTTCATTTTCTTTTTCCCTTGGTGATGAATGTATTCTAGCAGATCGTGACCGAGGTTCAAACCCCCACTCTGAGGGAATGCTTCCGATTGTTGATTCTATGCAATTCGTCCACCACAACCTTTACCAGATAATCTTTGTCGATATTCCGATGAGTATATTCATTTGCCCGAATGCTGAACAGGTTGAATGTTCCACCATCGTGAGGATGAACCGTGAATCCTGCCTTGTAGGCATAACCCACAAACTTAGAACGAATGGTATTAGTCTTAGGGATTTTCATTTCTTCATACTCTCAAAAAACTTCTTAACGTCCGAATCATTCTTAGCCATATCCTTAACCACAACCGGCCTATCGTATGCCTTTGCAATCCTAACTTCTTGCTTCATTCTCTTAACCGCATTTTCAATCGTCTTACTCATCTTCAACTCTCTCTTTCTCTTTCTCTACTTCTTATATCGACATTATACCATGGATTCTTTAGATTGCAAGAGAAATCTAGAGATTTTTATGTCAAGAGATTTTGACAAAACTCTCCACACTTTCCCCTATCCTTTGGCACACCATTTGCTAGATGCTCTCTAAGTCCTTATGGTACAAGTACTTACGTCAAATGTGGCCCGCCGCCCGCGTCCTAAGTCCTTACCCCACAAGGGTTTACGTCGCGTGGATAAAAACCCTATCATTACCCATATTAGTGGTAATGGTCACAATCCAATTCTTTCCACTACCATCTTCCCGCATGATAGCGTTGATGATGCCCGTATGCACCTTACCCTTGGGGTCGATCACGCTACCACACTTACCACTTCGCATAGAGGCCATAATCTTGTCAAGGCTATTCATTTCTTTTCTCCTTATGGATGGATTATAACCTATCGAACCTCAACCGTCAATCCCCTTGACCTTCTTCCACGTTGCCAGAAGTTCGTCAATGGTCAGATGGTCAGCGTACACCTTGCCGTCAACCCAGATAACGTAACGGTCAGAAGCGTGGGAAGTTGTCCAGTAGATCATCGTTTTCTCCTTCTTTCTTATATCGGTATTATACAGGGAATTCTTTAGAAGTCAATACTAAAGAATCGTTCCATCACCACGAATCCGATACATGATTCCGCCAATGCTATACAGGCTAATGCCTTCGCCAAGATGCTGAACAAACGTTGCCGAATAACCGTGACGAGCAACAAGGCGGCGAATCGTGTTTTGAACTTGAATGGTCATCGTTGTCTCCTGTGCTTTCATTATACAGTATTTATCGACCAATGCAAGAGAATTCTATAAATATAATTTCGTGCCAAATAAAAAAAATATGGTAGGATATTAATCGTCCTAAGTTGTTGGTATGAAAGGACTTACGGCGTTCGCGGCCCACCCATCCCTATAAATGTTAAGATAGGATATATGGTGGGGTTTTATCTTCTAGGAAGTCTAGGTAAGATTTGCCGAAAAAACGCTGGGTGGTTCTTACACAATTTCAAATAATTATCTTTATGTATTACCCAATCCTCCCCCA